ATCTTCTTTACGAACTCTACGTTGTAATGCTGCTTCTTGACGAGCAGTCATGCCTGATTCATTACGTTTAATAGCATCTGTAATTTCTTTATTAAACTTAACTGGACCTTGCTTCTTAACCGCTGTAGCAGCAGACTTGGCTGCTTTAGCAATAGGTGCTGCAGCTTTAGCTGCTACCTTTGCTCCTTTTTCCTGACGGAATAAAGCTTTGTTAAGTGCAGACTTAGGCTTAACACCTTCTTTGATAAGCTTATCGTAGATAGCTTTACCTTCTGTATTAAGTTGTTTACCTGCAGCAAAACCTTTTTTAACAACTGGTGCTTTAGTCTTATCGGCAACTGCCTTACTAATTTGACCAAATGTTTTTTTAGATTTAAATGCCTTGCTTTCGCCTGGCTTAGTAGGAGCCTTAGCTGCTTTAATTTTCTTGCCTGTTTTATCAACTTTGTAACCTTGTGGTTTAACTTCAGTTGCAGTTACTGCACTACGAACTTTACCAGTCTCAGTTACTTTAGGTGCTGGCTTTCCTGGAGCAGCTTTAGGTGCTCGTTCTTTAAGTTGTGGATTAGAATCATAATCTGCTTGAGTAGCTTTCTTGCCTGCATACTCACCAAACTCTGCTCTCATCTTAGAACGGAAAGCTTCTCTTTCTGCTTTTTGATTGCGGAAATATTCAGCTGCTGCTTCTTTAGAAGATACGTTAGTAGTCTTGATCTTATTACCTTTATCGTCGGTAATATATTTACCCTTAGCTTCTTTCATTACATCGCTAAGAGCTTCTTTATCATCTTTACGTGCCTGCCTGAATTTCTTTGGAGTCTTGGCTGCCATAGTTATCCTTTACTTATAAAATGAAATTACTTAAGTTTGTTTTTGTTGCCTTTAATGCCTTTTGGTGTGACGCCTTGCTTTACGTTTCCGCCACCCTTAACTGAGCCACTGTTCTTCTTGCCCATGATTGCGCTTGAAGTAGGAGCCTTAGCTGCTTTGCCTTGTTTTCCGAACATTTGTTTCTCCTTATTATGCTGGTATTTGGCGAGTAACTCTCGCTGATAGATTTGGATTTCCTCCACCAGTTAAACCTGCAAGAAGTTCTTGCATAGGCGGTCTACCTTGTGGAAGTTGTGGTGCTTGACCACCAGCCATTGGCTCAGGAGTTGCTGGTACTTCTGGCATTCCTGGTTGTGCTGGTTGTTGTTTTGGTGCTGGTTCTGGCTTAAAAGCATTTGCTACTGCATCTTCAAGAGCAATGCCCTTTTTGCGATCAGTAATAACGCTTGCCATTTTTTCAACAATCTTCATTGGATCTTGACCTTGCATTACCATTTGTGGAATTGCAGCAGCCATAGAAGATACGGATGCTTTAAGCGAATCACGCATCTCTTCAATGTCAATTGCTCTCTCTTCTTCACCAGCATTTAGTGAGATAGGAAGGTTGCGACGCAACATTCCTCGAGAAATTAATTTATCTCCTCTTGCTTGTAGACCCCATACCAAAGCACGGTTAGGATCTAAACCTGCCATTAAACCGTATTCAACGGTTACGCCATAGTTACCATTGATATCTGAACTTGGCTTGTACTTTAACTTGTATGGAACTCCATTAGCAGTTGCGGATACTTCACGAGTTAACTCTGGGAAGTATGCCTCATCAGTTGCAAATGCAAAGGAGATTGCTTGACCAATTGCTTCGCCAAGGATTGATTGATAAATCTTAACTTGAGAATCGTATCCAGCCATAAGTGCTTTAACACCTTGACCTGTAACGATAGAACCTTCTGCTTGTCCTGCACGAGCTTGAGGAAAGCGAGTTCCTAATTTCATTTCATCTGCTAGAAGCACGTCGTCGAATTGTCCTCTGGATTCGCCATCGAGTGAAGGACGTTGAGCAATCGCAACTGGGACTGTACCTGTTTTGTTTGGTGTCGTCGCAAGAACTAAACCTCCACGATCTGGTAAAAATAAAACTGTTTTATCTTTGTCTGTCCAACGGACAACTTGTAGTAATGAGTTGCCATCACCACGAGTCCATGTATTGGATTGTAAGATTTGATCGGCGTACTCTGGGAAGTGTGCTGCTAGATCACCAGCCTTGCGGTGATATAGACGAGCATAGATATTAACTACACCGAAACGATCTTGATCATAATATGCACCCATAGAGTTTTCAATATGGATGTGTGGTCTCTTGTCTTTAAAGTTTGGTTCAACTCTAATAGGAACGAAACCGTATGTTGCTAGTTGGTCTGCGCCACGCAGTAACTCTGTACCAAGTCTAGATGCTGCTACATAGTAGTTAGCAATCTTTGTACGCTTGTCAGCTTTGGTACGCTGGTTATCATCTAATGATGAATCACCAGCAGCAGTAATGGTAGGTAGAACACCGACTTGTTCAGAAACATCTCGAGCAACAACATCAATAAGGTTGGCAATGATAGGACGTGACCAAACTCCTTCAGGAAATAATCCCTGAAATACTTGATCTGCCTGTCCTGCTCTTACCAGTGAAACCTCGCGCATGCGTTTATCGCGCTCGGAGTTACGAGCTTTTAATTGCTCAAATGCTTGTTGTAGTTCTTTCATTAATGTCACAATCTCGCAGTCCGCTGCGATGCAGCTAGATCATCTAAGTTGATGATGTACCGAGACGCGATGTCTCCTCTAGTAGTAAATTGATTACTCATAAAGTTAGGTACATTTGCTGAAGTAAGTAAAGTTTCTCTTGCTACGATCTCACAGAACCACAGTGCCATGACTGCGTCCATCTTGAGTTTCTTGCCTTGTACTCCTGGTTGCCAGGTTACAAGTTGTTCGATTAACTTCTTTACGTGTTCATTCTTTGAGCTATCTGGCAATTCAATTAAGTTATCGCCAGCATGCTTAAAGTTATTCATGACACCATCCCGCTTAGTAATGGTGCCAAACAAAGGAGCGAGTGAGGCTACGCCGAACTCGGGATCCTGTTTATTATTTCCTGTGTAATGAGGTCTATAGTTGATTCCTCGTGTTGACAGGAAGTTACGAATCTCTTCGTCTTGTGTAAGGAAAAGCTGAAAAGCGTTTGATTCCACAATGACCACATGCGGTTTATACGCATCGGTCCACTCTTTAATTAGAGAACGGATTGCTGCAGGTGTAGGGCTTGTCATGATGTGAACATCTAAGACGTAGCGTTTATGTGTTCTGCGATCAACCGCATAGGCAACAGCAGCGGTATCACCAGTCATTGCTGGATCGATACCTATAACTCTAAAGAAGTTATTGGAGTTATCAGGGTGTCCTGCTGCGCCTGCAACCAAAGCACCCGATTTTCTCATTCCATTTACTGCGCCTCTGACGCACATCGGGTCGAAGATTGCATTCTCCGCAATATCGAGGTTCTGGTAAACCAGTGACCACTTAGATGGTCCTGCCTCGTTACGGACCGCCGTTAGACGCGGTCCTGTCCATCGATCAAACATTCCATTCTCATCTGGGGTATCATCCTCAGTAAGTGGTTGTTCGGATTTCTCCCAAAGGGTCTTCCAACCTTTTGGATCGTCTGCGTATTCTAAGACCGCAGGCATGGACAAATATGACCAAGGCAGTACACCATCAGTGTAGTGGCTTGGATTTCTTAATTCTTTATATAGATCAACTGCTGCAACTCTGGTACCAACTACCAAGAGTTGACCGCCTCCTGGCGGTAAACGAGAAGCAACTTCCTGACGAATCCATTCTTGTTGCTTAGCCCACTCTGAAGCATTACTCAGAGTGACCACGTCATCTAAAACAATTAGATCAGCACGGTTTCCATAAACCTGCCCGCCCATACCAATAGCTTCAATGGTTGGGTCTTTAGCATCGGAGTCTCTAGCATCTCCACCAAGATATACCTTGGTAGCCGACCACTGGTCGGCGGTTGCTTTATATCCATCGGTAGGACCAAAGGCGACCTGAAGGTCGGCGTACCGTGGATGCGTCAAGCGTTGCTTGATCGCATACAAAAACTTCTTTGCTTGTTCCTGTGTCTTGGATATAACCATGACGTTGATATTAGGATTCTTAACTACTCGATAAGTTACGTAGTTAATTGTGATGGTCATGGTCTTGGCATGGTTAGGTGGAACATTTACCAAGAGGCGGGATAGACCCGCCGATCCTTGTTCGTATACCATGGAGTCATGAACCCAACGAGGTTCTTTTCCTTCCAACATGTCAACTACGTTGAGCATGTGGGCTGGTACTTTAGTACCAAGGTACTTTTCAGAGAACTCTGCAAAATCAGATAAGTTGGACCGAGCTTCATCAGCGAGGTCCTGTGTTCTAAACCGAGCATTATCAATCAAAGCTGAGAAGCCCTCGGCTTCTCGGCGTTGGGTATCATACCAAGATCTGGATCTACCAACAACCTTTAATGCATCAGCAATAGTGCGCCCTTGGCGCACCAAGAGGATAAGTTCTTTACGTGCTTCCTCTGGTGATAATTGTCTTTCCAACGTTCCTCCAGTGCCTGTAGGGGTCCACAGGGGTCTGGACAGAAGT